TGCTTTTGAAAAAACAATATTAGATCTAGAATATCAAGCAACTGTTTTAGATTTAATGGGAATGGATGATAATTCTGTTATGGTAGTTCATGGAGGAGGGATATATGGTGATAAAGAAAAAACAAAACAAAGATGGTGTGATCAGTTTCATCAATTACCTGAAAATGTAAAAAAAAGATTAGTTATTGAAAATTGTGAAAGAGATTTTTCTATACAAGATTGCTTAGATATATCTGATAAAATCAATATTCCTGTTGTATTTGATAGTCATCATTATAATTGTTATAATCAACTTCATCCTGATCAAAAATTACAAGATGAAAATTATTATATCCCTCTTATTTTAGAAACATGGAAAAAAAGAAATATAAAACCTAAATTTCACGTTTCTGAACAAGGATCTGGTAAGTGTGGACACCACTCTGACTATATTGAGAATATACCACAATATATGTTAGATATTCCAAATAAATATGGTGTTAATATTGATATTATGATTGAAGCAAAAATGAAAGAATTAGCAATGTTTAAACTATATGAAAAATATCCTGATTTAAATTGTAAGAAAAAAATTATCAAATTTAAAAAAAAAATAGGAACATTAACTCATGAAAAAACTTTAGATAAAACTTCTACATTATCTGAAGAAAAAGATTTGGATGATAATCTTCCATCAATAATATTACCCGATGAGCTTAAATTATTTAATGATAATGATATAAATTAGGTTTCAAAATTAGTATAATTTTCAACTGTACATAAACTTTTTACATATTTTGGTAAATACTGTTCTTTTCCTTCTTTTTTTCTTGCTTTTAATAATTTTCTTTCTTCTTCATCCTCTTCTATTATGGGTATATTCGGATCATAAGCAGATCGATTATTGAAATTATTTGAATTTATAGCTGATTGAATAAATTGTTGACTTTGATCTATATGTTTGGAATTGACACAACTAATTTTATAAGGTATACTCATATATCTGTAAAAATTACCATAACCAACTAGCCCTAATAACCCTGGTGCTAATGTACGAAATGTAATATTAATTCTTTTACAACTATTACCGTTTGTTACCTTAGGAGCTCTATGACGATGATTGCTAAATAGTAAAATAGAATTATGTTCTAGATCGTTAGTAATCCATTTTTGAATATTATCATCATAAATTTGAAATTTTCTGAGAACATTAGGTATATCTTCTGGATAAATAGTAAGACTTGCAATTATAGATGCAAATGGTTGTCCGTTTGCATCTAATTCATTATATTGTAACCAACGTTCGTCGTCACGATGATCTGATATTTGATGATTATCTTCTGTATAAAAATTACAAACACAAACATTAAACATATCATTAACATTTATAGCTGTATTATTATAGGATTGCTGTACCAAATTTCTTATAATTTTTATTAAATAACATAAGTTTTTTGGTATCTTTTTCATTTTATAATGAGCCGAACTATTTTTGGCACACTGAAACAAAGGATAACTAGTAGTTTTGGGGAAATTTCTTGGATAAGAATAGAAAATTTTATTATTTTTTGAGGATATTTTTGATCCGTCACCCAATGCTGCTACATACCTGGGAGGATGATTACCTGGAATACCAGCTGGAGGTATACACCAATCTATATTTAATACTTCCTGAGTTACTTTTTGTAGTAAATCAGGAGACATTACATCATTATGATAGTGTACATCTGATTTTGACATCATAATATGTCATAATGGAATTTTCGATCAATCAAAATTTTATTCTAATTAACTATTTTAGATAAAACACTGAAGATGAAGGAGTAGTATTGATATATATAATTAATATTAAATAATTTAAGGAGTTATTTTTTGATGTGAGACTGAAAATAGGAGGTCCAAAAAAACCAAAAAAAGTTCACCTTCATTTTCGTTTTCGTTTTCAAATTTTCCAAAATAAAATTTCTCTCTCTGGGGTTTTAAAAATTAACGTTTTAACATTTTTTCTGTTATATTTCTGTTATTTTTGTTATTTTGTTATAAATATTTAAAAATAAAATGTAATTATATATTATAAAATGATATTTGAGTGTAAACGTTGTGGACATATTGAGACACATAAAGGTAATTTTTTAAAACATTTAAATAGGAAGATAGCGTGTAAACCTATATTAAAAGATATTGACATTGAAACCTTAAAACATGAGCTAGAGATAAAAGCCAATAAAGTCAATACAGAAGTCAATAATTTTCAACTTTTAGTCAATAACCCAGTCAATAACCCAGTCAATAAAAATACTACCAAACACAATAATATACTAGAGTGTAGATATTGTAATAAAGTTTTTAGCCATAAACAATCCAAATATCTGCATGAATCAAAATATTGTAAAGAAAAGTTAAAAAAACAGGATGAACTAGCTCAACTAAAAGAACAACTAGCAGAGAAAGATGAGAAATTAGCTCAAAAAGACCAAATCTTAGAAGAAAAATTAGCTCAAAAAGACGCAGAAATGGAAAGACTAATAGGATATAATAAGGAACACATGGATTTTATGAAAAAACAGATAGAAATACTAATGAAAAAGGCAGGAAATAATACAACGAATACAGATAACAGTGTAAATAATACAGATAACAGTATTATAAATGACAATAAACAAATAAATATTAATATAAATGGTTTTGGAAAGGAAGATTTAAGTTACTTAACAGATAGATATTTTAGAGAATTATTTAATATACCATTTTCAGCAATAACAACATTAGTAGAAGATATTCATTTTAATCCTAAAAAACCACAGAATTGGAATGCTAAAATACAGGATGATAAGACTTCGAAAGCATTAGTTTATAATGCTGAAAAAGAGATGTGGGTAAAAAGGGAAAAGAAAGAGGTAATAAATGATATGGTTGAAAAAAGTTACAATATGTTAGATAGTAATTTTGAAATACAAAAAGATGCGAAAACATTAGATGAAAAAGGAAAAAGAAAATTTGAAAATTTTATGAAGGTATACGATAAAGGAGATAAACAATTAGATAAACGTTATGAGACGGAAATAAGAGAAAAGTTATTGAATTTTCGAGAATATCATATCACTAAGAACTAGAATTTTTTAATTTAAATACAATTTTTTTTTTTTTACAATTTAAATGTGGATATTTTTCATATAATCTAAATATAGCTAACTCTTTCATTTTTGCTTCAATCATGATATCAATATTAGTTCCATATTTATGAGGAATATCTAACATATATTGTGGTATATTTTCGATATAGTCAGAATGATGCCCACATCGACCATTACCTTGTTCAGAAACATGAAATTTAGGTTTTATATTTCTTTTTTGCCAGGTTTGTAAAATTAGCGGGATATAATGTTCTTCATCCTTAAGACATTCTAAAGGATGAAGTATATTATAGCATATAAAATGGTGACTATCAAATACAACTGGAATATTGATTTTTTCAGAAATATCTAAGCAATCCTGTATAGAAAAACATTTTTCACAATTCTCTAATACCAATCGTTTTTGAACATTATTTGGTAATTGATAAAATTGTTCACACCATCTTTCTTTTGTTTTTTCCTTATTTCCATAAATACCTCCTCCATGAACAACCATTACAGAATTATTATCCATTCCCATTAAATCAAGAAGAGTTGCTTGATATTCCAGATCAAGTTTTGTTTTTTCAAATGCATCTTTATTAGGAGTGCCCACTACATTATATTGACCAGGATGCATTGTAATTCTTTGATTATATTTTTTAGCTAGATTACCTGCTTCTTTTAATAGATCTAATGCAAAATCAAAATCATAATTTTCTACATCGGGATTAGCTTTATGAGGAAAAAGATCAGAAGTAATTCGAAAGACCTTAATTCCATTTTTTTCATTCCATTCTATCATCTTTATTAAATCTTTGCAATTTTCAATAACTCTTGTTTTAACTTCATCAAGTCCTTTTTCTTTAATAATTCTTTGTATAATAGATCGAGAAGGATATATAGATGGATAAGCTTGTCGTAGGGTAATATTAAGGCAACATAAACCTAATTGAATAGATTTATTATTACTCATTTTTGATTTAAAAAATAAATATAAATCTTACAATCAATTTTTTTTTTCTTCTATAAATAAATTCTAAAAGCTGTCACTATCTTTAGTATTAAGTTTAGTATTATTAATAGGTATTAAATAGTATTCTCTAATAGATGAGCTATTTTTGGATTAAATAAAAAAAAATATTTAATTTATCATTTTTATTTTTTTTTTATTTTTTTTTTATTATTATATATATATATGTATAATAAAATAGTGAATCCACAAACGGGAAGAAAAGTCAATATTAATTCAGAATTAGGTAACAAAATATTAAAACAGTATTTAAAAGTCTTAATTGGGGGGGTGGCTGCACAGGAGAAGGCAGAGCGCAGTGTGCCATGTAGTGCCGTGCAGGAGGACGAAAAGGCAGAGCGCAGTCCAGTGACAAAGGGGTTGGCTATCTCGGCGTGGTTGTCGACAGAGCTCACCAAACTCGGAATGGAGGAGGAGGATGCCGAGATTTTCAGCGTGACCATCATCGACATGCTGAATGAAGTCGACCCATCGCAAGCGCCATTGGAAGCACGAGATAAGTTCTCCGAAGTAGTGCAATTATGCTCCGACGTCTCCAACATTCCTGTCGAAAGCCTGAACGGGTTTTCGAGAGCCCTGTGGCAGGAGTGGGCATCAGTGCCGTACCCAGAGCAGGGGTCGGCATCAGCGCCGACAGAGCCAGAGCAGGAGTGGGCATCAGCGCCGACAGAGCCAGAGCCAGAGCAGGAGTGGGCAAAGCGCTGGGCAGAGGCAGAGCAGGCTCGAAAAAAGGTGGGCAAGCAATTCGTGCTAACTGGCATGAATAATAACCCCGATTTAAACAACATATTGGTGAAAGTTGTCTCTTGGAACGACAGGCGCGGCCGCTACGGGGTAAAGTCCGTACAATCGCAGTGGGAGGGCATGGTCCTGCCCGAGAAACTCGAGATACCAGAAGCAGGCGATGATGTCTTGAAAAACGCCGTATGTATAAACGTAACAAACGAAGAACTAAAGAGCACAAAGACGGAGAAGCGGTTTGAGAAGGGCTCGATACTCGTAGTGACCGACCTCATCGATTCGCCCGAGCTCAACGGCCAGTCGGTGTATGTCAGCTCGTGGGACGACACGCTCGGCCTCTACGAGGTGCTGTTAAAAAATTCGGAGGTACAACAGATCAAGCATGAGAACCTCAAGATACCCGATGGCGCGGTCGCTTGTGTGCGTGTGCTCGACGAAGCTCGCCAGAGCACAGCGGAGGAGGATAGTACAAAACTTAGTGCGGTGGAGATACAGACCATAGTTCATGTGGCCATAGATAATACTATAGCTCATTTCAGAAAGCCGGGCGCCGAAAAAAGCCTTATTAAGGAGGAGAAGGAGTACCTTATGGGGCTTTCGACAGAGTGGCATGTTCATATTGTGGGTCAATGGCACGTCAAAACGGATGAGTTAACTGGTAGTTCGCATGCTTTATTCGCTGAATCTGGGACTCCACTAAAAAATTTTATTAAACGAATTGGTAAAATTTTGTGTACGGTGGCTGATGGAGATTTTACAGAAAGTCATGATAAAGAATATATCCCAATTAGTCGGCGGGCAAACTATCAGCCTCGGGAGGGAGTGGATGTTACATTTGAAAGATATAAAGTAATATATTTCTGTTTAGATATATTAGATCAATTAAGGAAAAGAATTACAGATCAAAATATAATAAATGAGATAATGCTTGATTATTATCTTACTGACAGAAAAATTGAAAATAGGGGCGTTGCTTATTTGAATGACCGAGTAGCTCAACGTCGTCTGGGGCCGATTCAGTACTTTGACTTTGATGATGAGGAAGAGCACCCGTTGCGCCCAGGTATCTATCAAGATAATGCTGCATGTGCAAAGCAGCGGTGTGGCGAAACGGAAGTGAGACAGTTAATTAACAACGGCGGTGACTTTCGTCAACACTGGCTTGACTCAGGAAGAAAAATTATTACTAACGAAGTTAAACACCAATATTGTCGTTGGCATGGATGTGATAAATGTGAGAACGATGTGTGTGGTAATTATTACCATATAGTAGACAATGAAAAGCGAAGAGACTCGGATCGAAAACAACTAAATAATTATGTAAAAAAACAACAAGAGAATAAGATTCCAACTGCCGATCAGCGCAATGCCGCGGAAATAGAAACCGAAAAAAATCGGATACTCAATTTAGTGGGGGAAGCGACCGAGGCGGCATGCACTGCAACTTTACATTTCTTGAGGACGTCCCTTAACCGACAAATTCGCGAGCCCAGGAACGGGGCGGCAGCCAGGAGAGATGCTGCCAGAAGTGCACTTAGAAGTGCATTTTTCGGACAGCGTATGATTGACAATGAAAAATTTAAAATTAATAAGGATGAAATTGAAAGGCTGTTAACTAAGAAAAACGATTAAGAGTAGCATAACATTTTCGAGAATGTATTAATAATGAATTAGATTCATTAACTAAATAAACTATATCTAATAAATTTCTAAATGTAATATCAAATTGAATATATAAATCAGTATTTAAATTTATAGATTCAATATATATATATATATATTTAATAGCCATTTCCAAACTGTATTACACATATCATCTATATTATATTTTAGATACCAACCTAATTCTTTATTTGCTTTATATGGATGATAATATACAGTTCCTAAATCTCTAATACGCCTATCTGCTAAACTATAATTATTTTTTTTTCCCTGATGCTTTTTCCATAAAATTTATTAATTGTAAAACAGAAAAAGCTTTACCAGTACCAAAATTATAACTAAAACATTGATTTTCTGTTAGATCTAATTTATATAAAGCATCTATATGACGTTGTGTTATATTATCAACTTATATATATAATCTAGAACATCAGTACCATCCAATGTATTATAGTCATTACCAAAAACAATTATTTCTTCTCAGATATAGGGAGCTACTAGTATAATATAAGGCATTAAATTATTAGGAATTCCAAGTTTTGTTTTTTCAAATGCATCTTTGTTTGGAATACCAACATTGTTATATTGAGTAGGATGTATAGATTACAGGTTTTTTAATAAATTAATAGCAAAATCAAAATCATAATTTTCTACATCGGGATTAGCTTTATGAGGAAAAAGATCATCAAAGAAAATGAAAAACTATTAGAATTAAATATTGAGAATGGAAAAAAGGAGTAGTTCATCTATAATTTAAATAGTTCATCCTCATCTTCATCGTCACTATCTTTAGTATTAAGTTTAGTATATTTAATGTTTTGATTTTTGTCAATATCTACATTATAAAAAGATGATAGATTTATACAAGGACACTTAGTTTGTTCTTCAGTATCTTGAGAATTATTAGTATTATTAATAGGTATTACATTATCATTAGTAGATATCATATAATTTTCGATTTCAATAGGTTGATCAATAATATAAGATGTAGGTAAATCATGTTGAGATGTATCAGAAAGTGAATGATCATTAGCATTAGAAATTTCTAGCAATTTATCAAAAATTAAAGTAGGATTAATATTTTGTTCACATACTATATCAATAATTTCCTTATCTAAATTTGAAAACATATCATAAAATTTATTTATATCATAAATCATACAAATATTATAATATATAATAATAATTTTTAAGTATTTTTTATTTTTAAAATAGTAATAAAATATGAATTAATCTATAATTTCTTTACATAATGGACAGGAATTGTTTGATTGGAACCAAGTATCAATACAATCTATATGAAAATAGTGAAAACATGGTAAAATTCTAACTTGTTCTTGATTAATAAAATCATTTATACAAATACAGCAATTTTTAGATATATTAGGTGAAACGACTGTATTAATATTAAATTTACTTGTTTTTAATTTTAATATTGTCTTATCAATGGGATTTTTAGTAATATTATCGATACTTTCTTCAAAAGAATTTGTAGTAACAGTATTAATTTGTTGTTCATAAGTAGAATTATTATTACGCGATACTCTTCTGTTCAAATAACGTTGTAATCGACCATTACTACCTCTTACCAATAAAGTTCTTGAATCAGGAATACGTCTATTATCTTCTTCAGCAATATCTCTTAAAGTTCTTGTTATATTTGTATTTAAATTATGATTTCTTCGAGATTGAGATCGATTAAATGAAAGATTAGGTGATAAAGGAGAGATAGGTAAATTAGGAATAGCATCATTAGATGATCTTAAAGAATAAGGATTTCTATTTTGGTTAATTATATTAGATTCCAAATTATTTGAAGATTGATGTCTAATTCTAATAGATTCAGCACTATTAGAACGATAGAATCTAGGAGAAATTATATTAGAAGATACTTCTCTAATTCTAATAGATTCAGTACTATTAGATCGTATTCGAATTCTAGGAGAGATAATACTATTTAATTGCTGTGGAATTCTAGGAGAAATAGTAGTATTAGAATCAACACTATTTGATCTTTGTCGAATTCTTTGAGAAAAAATTCTAGTAGAATCAACACTATTTGATCTTTGTCGAATTCTATTAGAATTATGATTGATTGATTGTTGTCTAATTCTTGGAGAAATAATTCTATGAGAATCAACACTATTTGATAGTGGTGTAATTCTATTAGAATCAACACTATTTGATAGTGGTGTATTTCTATTAGAATCAACACTATTTGACCGTGGTCTGATTCTATTAGAATCAACACTATTTGATCGTTGTCTGATTCTAGTAGAATTTACATTATTTGATGTTAGTGTGATTCTAGGAGAGTCGACACTGATTGATCTTTGTCGAATTCTAGGAGAAATAATTCTAGTAGAATCAACACTATTTTGTCGTTGTGTTATTCTATTAGAATCGTTACTATTAGATTGTTGTTGAGATACATTTCTATTTGAATTAATAATTGTAGGTTGTGAATTATCAATTTGAGTAAATGTTTGATTTCGAGGTTGAATAGTATTAATATATTTTTGAATACGTTCTCTATAACAATATGGACATATATAGTTATAAAATCGTTGTTTACCATGTAATGGACATATTCTCATAAGATGATTTATCATTTATATTAAACAAATAAAAATAAAAAAAAAAAATAATGT